CCGACTCACTCGTACAACCCATTCGCAACGGATCGCGGCGATGTGGTCGGCGTTTATGTGGTGGTCAAGACGGCTGACGGCGACTATCTGACCGAGACGATGAGCATCGACGATGTGAATGCGATTCGGGACCGATCGAGCGCTTGGAAGGCCTGGATCAAAAACCAGAAGTCCTGCCCTTGGGTAACCGACCCGGGCGAGATGATGAAGAAGACCGTCGTAAAGCGCGGCTACAAGTACTGGCCGAAGACGGAGCGACTTGAGCAGGCCATTCACCACCTGAACACCGACGGCGGCGAAGGCCTTGCGTCAATCCAAGGATCCGCACCAACCGATACCGAGATGGTGAATGACTGGATTGATCTGGCGATGCGTGCCGGAAGCCTGGAAGCGCTCGCTGAGGTTTACCACAACGCCACAGCAGCCATGAAACAAGCCAAAGATGCTGCTGGCCACGCCCGCTTCAAGGCGGAGGTGACCAAGCGCAGTGAAGCCCTGAAAGCAGCGGCCGAGCCCATCGAGGGCCAGGCTGAGGAGGTGTTAGATGGAGCAGCGTAGCGCTGAATGGTTTGCGGCCAGGCTGGGCAACGTAACCGCCAGCCGAGTCAAGGATGTGATGGCCAGCGGGCGCGGGGGCGCGCCTTCTGCCACTCGCAAAAACTACATGATGGAGCTGCTTTGCGAGCGCCTTACCGGTCAGCAAGGCGGTAGCGACCTTTCGCGCAACGCTGCGGTACAGCGCGGCGTCGAGCTTGAACCATTCGCCTGCATGGCCTACGAGGCTGATAAGGGACTGATGGTGGCTGAGACCGGGCTTGTCATGCACCCCAAGATCCAGGGCTTCGGTGCATCACCAGATGGGCTTGCAGGTGATGATGGCGTTCTTGAAATCAAGTGCCCGAACACCGCAACCCACATCGCGACGATGCAGTCAGGCAAGCATGACCCTCAGTACGAATGGCAGATGCTGGCCCAGATGGCTTGCACCGGCCGCAAGTGGGCCGACTTCGTGAGCTACGACGACCGCTTGCCTGAAGAGCTTCAGTACGTTTGCTTCCGGTACGAGTTCGACTTCAAGCGAGCCCGCGAGATGGAATCCGAAATCACGGCATTTCTGGAAGAGCTGGCCGACCTTGAGAAGGAAATGCGGGAGCGGATGAGAAGCAAAGCAGCATGACCTACGTCAGCAACCACCTAAGCCTGGTAGAGCAGCACCGCCAGCACGCCGACTCAATATCGGAACGCACCGCGCAGTTCCTGGCTGCCGGCGGGAACGTCGCCCAGGTGCCAAGCCTGGCGGGCAATCCGATCCCTCCCAAGCGATCCGCGAAGATTGATCCCGAAACCATCCTCAAGCGCCGAAAGCCAGCCATCACCAGGGCTGAGCGTAACGCGCTGCGCAAATTGGCGGAGGCATTATGAGCAAGCGTAAGCCTCACAACCTGCAGGCGCGCATCGCCCGGTCGTGCCGGTCACTCCTGACATCCAACCATGTCGCGGTGGTGAACATTGATCCCAGCGGCCGCCAGGGCATGATCAATTACAAGTCACTCAAGAACATTGCGCCGGGGAAGATCGGCCAGGCCGTGTGCGGCATCCCTCACCGCTGGACGATCTACATGAGCGCAATGTGCATTGACGCTCGCGGCGACCGCTACAGCAAGTCGGTGGAACTGGCACCGGACGGGGTTTACCTGTCCGACCACCTGGAAGACGTGATCGAGCATTGCTACATGAAGCTGCGCGCCGAGGCCAACCAAAGCCAGATGGTGGCCTCCGGCTGGATCGCCATCCCCGACACTCTGTCGCTGGACGAGGAACACGCCGCGCGAATCTTCGAAGCGGTCGGTGCTTGGCGCCAGGTGAAGGTCGATTCATGCGCCGCATAGCCCGCACCCAGCAACGCAAACGTCAAACCTGGCTCGCACTGCCGGCCAGCGGAATAGAGGAGGTAGGCCATGGCGAAAACACCGCAGGAACGCTCGGCCAAAACCGCCAGGAAGCGCGTGGCGAATGCCGAAGAGGAATTGAGGCTCAGGGTTCGCCCCGGCACCCGACAGGCGCTGGCCGACCTGATGGAGTGGTCAGGCATTACTGAGCAGGGAGAGGCAATGACGCTGATGATTCATCGTCTTCACGACCTTGGCTCGAAGTCCAAAGCGCTACTCGAACCGCCGCGCCACGAATTCAAGATATCCGAAAACGTGGCGCGGGAATTTCGCAATAAAAGCCTGCTCGCCATCCAGAAAGACCCCGGCGACGAGATCATCGAACCCGAATAACCCACCCTACTCGCTGCATCCGGTAACCGGAGGGCGGCGCCTGACTGGAGACAATCCATGAGCAACATTCCCCCGCGCCCGAAGGCCGACAAAGTAATGATCCTTGCGGCTTGCACCCTTGTTGCTGAGAAGATCAACGGCGATGCCGAAACCATCGCCAAGCACTACCGTCGCCACATGGACGGTTTTGAGCTGGCAAAGGAACTCGATAAGTACGCGTCCTGGGACACCACGCGTGATGATATGGATGCGCTGGACGAGGTCGACTATCTCGTAGATCGGGCCGAGGACATGGCGGTTAAAGCGTGGGCCGAAGAGTTCAAGCCCGAGCCGCCGCTGCCTATTGGCACCAGGGTAAAACAAGGCGTGATCACGCGGATCTACGAGCACACCCCGGCTATGTACTGCGTCAAAGAAGACGGCTGCACCAACGACACCCGCAGCCTGCTGATCAAGTTCGAAGACGCCGTAGCCGCCTGATCCGGCTCCATGCCGGTCCCCCGTAATACCCCATATCAACGAATCACGCCAGCAGGCTCAGTAGCAGGTAACCCGGCCAGGCCGCGCCACCGCGCAAGGTCAGCAATCAGCTTGAGCCCCAAGCGCACCTCAACTTCAAGTCTTTCCTCGGGAAGGCTGAGTAGCCGCACCACCTCATCGCCTATCAGGCGTATCGCTTCCACATCAGTTTTTGCGCTCATAGTTGCCACCGCATGGCTGTTCCGGGTTCAAATTAGCATCCCGCGCACAGCAATTTCGCTAGCCAGCGAGGGTCAGGTAAATCGCTTCACAACTTTCTCACACTCTCCAATTTCTGCGTCGAGAGTCCTGATGGCCGGCGCCAGCGTCGCTAATCGATACACAACTGCCTGATGATATGAGTTGCGTGGGTCGCTGAACTGTTCGAGGGTGTCGTCAATAAGTTGCCTAACGTTACAAACACAGTCGATCAAACTCGCGTCTGGTAGTGAGTAGAGATCAATACCATCCATTAAGTCTTTCGCTCTGGTTAAGTCCGCGCGCAGTTTCCTCATTTTATCCGGATTGTTAGTCATCGAGCCGTGGGATTCGTATACACCTTTTACATAGATGATCATTCGTCTAATAGACAAACATTTAGCTCTGTCACTTCTTTTTTCGGCCAGCTCGGCTTTTCTTGATTGGCGGCGAGCAAGCCACCAAGCAATCCAGATCGATACTACCGCGCCTACAGCCTGCACCCAGGACGCTAGCCCAGGGTGTAGCTCTATCCAGCCCAAAAAGCTTCCCCATACCATCAAAAAATCCATACCCCACTCCCCTGTAGATCCCGGAACTATACCGGCGAGGCCTCCCCTATGTCCGCACAACAGATAGACGAAAAGAAGCTCGAACGCGCGATCCGCAAGATCAAGCACTGCCTGGCACTTGCACAGAGCGCCAACGAGAACGAAGCTGCCACCGCGCTCCGGCAGGCCCAGGCATTGATGCGCGAATACCGGCTGACCGAGATGGATGTAAAGCTGAGCGACGTCGGTGAAGTTGAGTCAGCCCTGTTCCGCGCCAAGCGTCGACCAGCCTGGGATCAGCAGCTGAGCATCGCTGTAGCAGACGCGTTCAGTTGCACAACCCTGCGGCGCCGGACGTGGTGTTCCGCAAAAAGCCAAATCATTGAGTGCGCGACATTCGTCGGCGTTTCTCCCGCCCAGAACATCGCCTTGTACGCGTATGAGGCACTGCACACCAAGCTTACTAAGGCGCGTAAGGAGTACTGCTCGGCCGTCAGGTCGGGAGTCCATCGCAGCCGATACTCGGCAGAAACTGCCGGTGATCACTTTGCGCTGGCGTGGGTTTGGGAGGTCCAGTCGAAGCTGAAAGCTCTTGTGCCTCAAGGCGACGATGATCCGCTCGGGCACCCGGCCACCGGCCAAGGCCTCGTCGCGGTTCAGGCGCAGGACAAGGCTTTGATCAGCGAATATCTTGCTACCCAGGAAATCGGGAAGTCCAGGAAAGGAAAGGCGGTAGAGCTGGACCTAAACGCCCAGATCGCCGGGATGCTTGCTGGCAGCAAGGTGGAACTGCACGCCGGCATCGCGCGTGGTGGCGAGGATGTCCTCGCGCTATCCGCAATCGCCTGATTCCCCTCCCCTCAGCCGCCAGGGGATGGCCAGACCGGCACTCACCATGCCCGCAAAAAACCTATAGGCCCGCCTCAGCAATCAGCTTGGCCCCAACCTCACGCCCAGCCACCTGCGCCAGGCCACGGTCAACATAGGTTCGGTCGCCAGCAACAACCGGCACCACCACTTCACTACCGCGCTTCACCTCGACGTTGATTCGCCAGGTCTCCCGGCCCTCATCGTCCTTGTCGCACTCCATGTAGTTCCAAACCTGAAAGCCTTCGATCTCATCGTAAATATCGTGCTTGGTCATGGTCCTGCCCATTTAGAGGAAGGGGCCATCGTAGCACCACACCGCCCGGGCATGGCCCGGCAAGGACTCCCCATGCCTACAGAAAACAAAACCATCGGCCAACAGCGCCTGGACCGGATCATCGCTGCGAACGAATTCCTAAGGGTGATCGCCAACTGCGGCCGGTGCTTCTTTCGTAACAAGGGCGCTGGGCACGATGCATACCTCGCTCTCAATGGCCGCCGCAACATCGTCTGGCTGTTCGATGACTACACCGGGGCCCGCATCAACGTTACGAGAGAAGGCCCGTGGGATGGCTTCTCGCACGGCGGCACACTGAAGAGCCTGGCTGGGTCTATCGGTGCGTTCGTACTCACTGGCAAGACGATGCGATACGGGTATTTCCAACCCGTGATGGATAACGGTTTCGAGAATCCGTGGGGCTATGGCGACGACATATTGATTGTTCGCGATGAAGGCGTGCGCCTTGGCTTGATCCGCAAGCCGGAAGAGCAAAAGGAGGCAGCATGAAGCGCATCTACCTCAGCGGCCCCATGACCGGCCTGCCCGGCCTCAACTTCGCCGCCTTCCACGCAATGACCACCAACCTGCGCGCCGGCGGCCACACCGTCACCAACCCCGCCGAGATCAACCCAGACGGCGGCACCTGGAACGACTGCATGCGCCGCGACATTGCCGCCCTGATGGACTGCGACACCGTGGCCACCCTGCCCGGCTGGCAAGAGTCGAAAGGCGCCAAGCTCGAAGTCCTGATTGCCCAGCACCTCGGCATGACGGTTGTGAATGCAAACGATCTGGTAACGAAGCAGTGTTAATCTGTCGTCAATAGCACGGCTAATAGCCAATACAGAACGACAAAAAACAGTAGCACCCAACCTTAATATTTCGGCAGCCCTAATGGAGTGATATAAATGGAGCGACCAAAGATAAATTTAAAGGAAAGAATATCACCGAGAAGCTTCCCTAATTGTGACAAACCAGGCTGCTATAGCATTGCAACCAGGGTTGGTGAGACCATTCTAAACCCAGGAGACACATTAAAATTTGAACAATTTATAACAGGATACGGTGATGCCCGGAATGTAAAAATTCAATGCTACATATCCTCAAATGTTTTTGACAATGCAGGAGCGCATGTTTTATTAGGGCTTGGAAGTAGCGCAACTGGAAAGGCAGAGTGGGGAGTTGAAAGAATGAACGTAGAAGACGATGGGTTCAGACTTTCTCCAAACCAGTTTGTATTTTATCAAGGAACAGATAAGGAGATCGCCACGCCATTCGTTGATGGTAGCGAAATGATCAATAGCGTGATACCTGAAATAAGGTTGGGGAAAGCACCTTTTACCTACAGCCTACCAACAAAAAAAACTATAAAGAGCGGAACCCATTATATTGATTTCTATATGACTTATTTTAACGGGAGAGAATGGATAGTAAGTAAAGAAAGGGTGGACTTCAAAATCAGAAACCTTTTTGAAAGGCACAATCAGTTTATAACATGGACTGCAATCACCGCTTCAGTTCTCGCAATTGTCAGGCTCGCATTGGTTCCAGTGGCGGTATGGATCTACGAACTTTTCAAGTAGAAACAATCATCTCGTTAGTGAAAGCCCTATAGGAGTACATTAGTACTCCTCCCCTCTGTAATCCATCCCCCCTCAAAGTCAGCCGCTATAGCGGCAAGGACGAAGTCATGCCTGAAGAAACTCAAAAAGCCTGGCCGGATCACTTCCGCTACATCGACACCATCGGCCCGGATGGTCTTGAGGTCCACTGCATCACTTACCAGGTGATTGGCGAAACCGAGCAGTGCTACTACATCGGCGACACCCACACCTGCGACCTGGTCAAAGGCCCGCAATACAGCTGGACTGCTGAGGCGATCAAGAAACGTCGTAAACGCGTGCTGAAAGAGGGTGCCGAGTGGGGCCGGCGCTTCGCCTACACCGACAAGGCGCTGGCGTTGCGCTCCTACAAGGCCCGCAAGTCCTGGCAGATGAAGCATGCCCAGTTGTCCCTGGAGCGCGCCAAGACGGCTATCGGGTATTTCGGAAACGCTCAAGTCGAAAGCGCGATACCAGAGGCGGCCGTCACCATCCCGAACGAATACATCCAAGGCTTGAACTGGGAGGACTATTGATGATCGCCACCCCCTGGTTCGCCTACGACTTCATCTACAAGGGGCCGAGGCCATGATCACTCTGGAGCAAATTCGCGCCGAGCTGGCAGACCGGAAGGCCGAAGACCATCACACCAGTTGTCGCGATTGCGGCCGCTTCGTCCCGAAAGAGCGCTGGGTGCCAAAGCAATCGCCTCATGCCGTACGCGGACAGCGCCCGCTGTGTGCACCCTGCTTCGACGAATACGAAGGCCCGCTCTACTAACCCCAATCCCCCTACATGCCTGCCGGTGAGCGAACTCAGGGTAACTGGCTGTCGATCCATCGTTCCGCAGCTGCCATTGCGTCACCCAGTGCCGCCGGATAGTCAGGCCATGGACCCGTCAGCTCGGCGGCGACTTCGCCCAACCCAGCAACGGCTGCCGGCTCGATGATTCTCGCAAATGCGGGCACATCATCGTTTGGTCGCCTCCATTCGAACTTAAGAAACAACGTATGCCCCCGATAGGCGTGAACAACTGGAACATCGAGATTGTGTGACACGCGCCCTCCCTGACACATGAGCAAATTGAACAGTATTTGTAGCTCTTTTTCGCGCCCTTCGCCATCGAGGCACTTCGCTATCACCTTCTGCCGCCCAGCGCGGCAAGGACACCCCATGTACGCAACGAAACTCACCCTGCTCATGACGGCCATCGTGTTGTACGTGGCGGGGTCCACCTTCTGGTTTTTCTGGCAGGTGCCGGAGCTGCTCTCCACCGGTATCGACCAGACCCTGGTCGCAGCATTCGCCGGCTCCGTCGCCTGGCTGCTGCTCACCTTCGGTTTCATCATCCACATCATCAAGACAGCGCGGCCTACAGCGGGCGGC